CGTACCAAAAAGTTTAATCTATCTTGGTTCATGTGTTTCGATCATGCAGTAGATCAGATTGAACGACAACATCTCACCCCAAGAGATTACAAACTACAGTGTTACACATCTGTCCCGATATCTGATCCATTAACAGGTCCAGTTAGAACACAACGTTACGTTAGTGACTAAATGTGGTATAATTATACCAGATACCTGCTGTCAAACAAATGACTATCGAAGAGTTCTATCAAGAAATGGAAGAACAATCCGAATACGAGTATGATCACAATGCATTATATGATGATGCTACATACACCCCAGTAGAACTTGATTACACTACACAATCATGAAATTATCCCTAGATGAAATAGATCGTTTACTGACAGCATTAAACCGTGATCAGTGGCAACAGGACAAAGATCTAATCAACAAACTCAAACTGTATCGATTTAAGTTAACACGATGAGTAATTTCTTACCATACGAATACTATGAATTCAATGGTAGACCACGTACACCAACACACATACTACTACTGATCAGTGATCTAGAAGGATCATATCAACACCTCAAGTATATGGGATACAAAGAGGACATGGATACATTAGATGAAATCAAACAACGTTACTACAAAGAATACTTCAAAGCAAAGAAGAATGCCAAGTGATCTACTACTAAAGATCTACATGAAAGCAAGACAGGTTAACTACAACAAACCTAGACCTGTACGTACACATTACAATGCTAACACCTATGGTTGATACGTTCACCAATACATCAACAGAACCATACGATAGACACACTTACACCATACAATTTACTGATGGTAGAGAGTATCACTACGATGATTATGATGGTGTCAGGTTAGCATGGAACATGATCCAAGAGAAGGATTGTGTAGTCATAGTGAAAGACAGTAGAACAACTGTACTCCGCTCCAGTGCAGGACAGGGTTTTTGAACGATCTCTCCCCCTTGGTGAAGATTTATTGAAAACCTTTAAAAAATATACCATAGGAGCTGTGTAGATACTGTAAAGGATCTGTGAAGGTACTGTAAAGGCACTCTGGAGACGTTGGCTTAGCGCCCTACCTACCGAAAGTCAAGTAGGGTTGTGCCAGTTCTCAAAGTGTCCCCAAAACCTCAAAAACACTTGCAAATACAGTCCAAGTGCTTTATAATAAATGGAGAAACACAGAAATCCCACTTTTTCACTTTTTTGACTTTTTAAGAAAGTTTAAAAAGTTAAAATTTAAGATTTTTGAGTTTTTTTCGCAATTAAACTTTAACCACACTGAGAATGTTTGTGAAAACTTACGAAAACCTTGATAGTTCGGCCATTAATCGGTTGAAAGTATCAGATAAGAGTGTATTTGTCACTTATAACAGTAATATTGACAAAGAATATGAATTTAGCTGTGATAATACAGTAGAATTCAATGAAACAGTCAATAACACTGTTAATAATAAAGAATCACTTGGTAAACTATTGAATATTAGTATTAAAGAAGGCAAACTAGTTGATATCACTAAATAAACCACAGTTTGAGTCGAAAACAACTCTAAAACAATGGCAAAGCGTTTCAATAGTTCAGACCACAGTAAGCAACAACAATTAGAAGACGATTTTGAAGATTTTGGTTACAATGTAAAAAATATTAGGAGATCATCTAAAAAGAAGGTAGCGAAGTTCAAGCGAGAAGTCAATGAGTATGATGACAGTTATTAAACTGGCATAGCATTACTACCAAACCACATCCGAGCGTGTATAGTGTATACATGTTCGGATTTTTTTATGGATTCAATTGATTTTCTCACTGTAGTTTATGAGGACTACTGCACCAAACATTCATTACCTTATGTTAGTGCAGATGAACAGGACACAGTAGACATGGATGAGAAACATGTCAAGTGGTTAACATGTTTCAATGAAATGTGGGAACTAAGTATCAACAACTAGTCAGCCGCCTGTGGAAAACTTTTTTTCCACAACCCTTCCTCCTAGTATACGAAACCCTTCAAATCAAATGCAATTCCTTGTCATCAAACATCGCACGTCTGGTGTTAACGAAACCACACTAGTGGATAACTATCAGACAGCAGCAATCCTAGCATCTGAGATAACAAAATATCAAGGATGCCCTGTGACAGTTGACGCAGTGTCTATGTCATGGCGCACAATTGGTTGATGTGTGGTTATAATAGGGACATGAACAATTTTAACGAATTCATCGAGTATGTTTACTCATTTTATGGAGACGGTGGTCTCTACGATCAAAAACGCACAAAGGAACAAATTGCATTTGCCATTCTTGCTTATCTTGATCAGTGCAACGATGATACAGGCATGACCTGGGGGGATGGTGATTCTTTAGACCGTGAACGTGTGAGAGATTACATGAACGACATCTATGGACCAATCCCCGTAGTGGCACAAGTTGGGTTGAATTGCTGATCCTATGCTCTACAATACAGACATGAACAAAACAAACAACCCCTACGTTGAAACATTAGTCGAGATGGGTTATGACCGTCAAGACGTACAAGTTGCTTCAACGATGTTTCTTAAGAAGACATTTCCATGTGTTATCTACGGTCGCACATTTGAGACCGAAGAACAATACTATGATGAAATGCATGAGTTTTTAAATGGGATGTGACAATCGACATGGTGTCACACAAAATTGTCAGAGCACTTCAAACCCTGTATTATAGAGTCATGAACAAAACACCTGAACTCAGCACAGACCCACGGGACGACATAGCAGCAGGCATCAGAGGATTCTGCATCGCTAACCCAGAGGCAGATTTTGAGATGGTCATGGATTTCGTTGATGCCCAGATCTTACCATTTGAGGCAGACGATGAACTCTGTGACCTTGCCTTTGAAATCATGCTTGACGTTGACAACACTACACAGGAGGATGCATGAGTATTTCACATCACGAATCATTGTACGAGACCTGCTACGACGAAGCATGGGAGGATTACCGAATCGCCCACGGTCTCACCTCAGACCAACTAGACGCACTGGATCAGTCCAGTGACCTAGGATATCTCCCCGCTATTGCAGACGAGGCAGAGAGACGCTTTGAAGACCAATTGCGCTAGTGGCACATAGGGGGTTTACAATGCCCCCAATCCATTCTATTGTTTAATCAAGTTCAAAAAACATCATGATCGACAGAGACAAACTGCAAGATGCACTCATTGAGTCAATCATTGACGGCATGGATCACAAGTCAATGTATGCATACGTTTATGATAGTTTGGATGGCAACTTTGACAACTATTCAATGAAAGAACTCATCACAGAAACTGAAGAGTATTACCCTGAATTGTTGACTGATGCCGCTGTTCAGAAGGTAACATACAGCGACACGCCACAGGATGCCAGTTGAGGTAGTGGCACAAAGGGGGTTGTGATTCTCCCCCTGATCCTTTATATTAAAAGAGTCAAACAAATTCATTCATTTTTCACTACATGCGTAAGATCGAAGCACTCATGAACAACGCCATCAAAGGCAACAAGAATTGGAGCAATTCCAACACCTCTGTTACCACTGAAGATGGCATCTCTACAGTGTATCTGCATGGTAACAAAATTGCTGAGGTTGCTGATGCTTTCGTTCGTATCTTTGACGGGGGTTGGCAGTCCAACACTACCAAATCTCGTTTGAATGCAATCATCAACGAATTCTGCTGTGGTTACACTGACGGCGTATTTCAAAAGAACTTTCAGTGGTTCATCATGGATAACAAAGTAGTAACAGATTTCGAGAACGGTTACACTTTTAAAGAGTTCGCCTAAGTTCACCAAGGGGGGCAGATTGTCCCCCTTATCTGTTACAAACCAGGCGGCCGCCACCTGGTGCACACATACTACCACACCATGGCATCTTATACAACCCCAATTCATGGGGTCTGGACTGATCAGTCTGCACGGCGGAAACCAGTTGAGGATCTGGCACAGTGGGCAACCCTTATTCGGGACTGTGCCCTTATAATTAAGGAAGTTAAGCAAAGCACCCATGAAAGCAGTTTTCGCAGTCCAACCCGCATTCTTTGGTGAGTTCGATCAATGGGGATGCGATTGGGCAGAGAACATCGATCATGCCTACGACCTCGCGAGGCATTCAGGCGTCGAGTCCATCATATGGAAAGTTCCTGCAAACGGCAACGCCATGAGATGGATCCGTGTGACAGAGGACGAACTGACCCTTCCTGCCTAGGCAACGCCCTCTCATCCCCTATAATAAGGACATGAACAAAACACCACTCATCAAAAGCAAAGACGGGATTTTCCTCCACAGCGAGAACCCCTCCCCTGTCATGCAGGCAGCGATGGCATCCATCAAAGCACAGATGCAGGCAGAGGCAATCCATCGCGACAGGGTGCGCCAAGGTCTCGAACCTGCACCCCGCACCCAAGCATGGGGCACCTGGAACATTTCTGACCGCCACTGATCAACATGTTTAAAATCAAGATCCAATGGATGAGGGAGGGGGACTGGCACCCCACCGTGTGGCCCCCCGCCACCTATGATAGGGCATTCATGAAGTGGGCAGAGCTGCAGCAACGCAACCCAGAGCACCGCTACAAGCTCGTGGGTGCCAGTCGGGAAAGTGTCACAGCATAACCCCCACTGCACTGCTCACCCCCTATAATAAGTACATACCAAACAAAGGACACACACATGACCACTGCCTACCAAACCCAGATCGAAGATCAGACCTACAACGGTTGGACCAACTATGAGACCTGGAACGTGGCACTGTGGATGGGCAACGATGAGTTCCTGTACAACACCGCTAAGGCATGCGTCGAGTATGCAGAGGCAGGCGAGTCACCCTATGACAAGTTCATCCGCTGCATGCACAACTGCGACAGCATGACCACAGGCGACAAGGTTGCATGGGATGACGCCAACGTCAACCGCTGCGAGATCGTCGAGGCGATGCAGGAATTCTAGAGCACAGTCCGAGGGGACAGGGGGCAGTAATATGCCCCTTTTTTATGTGGTCGCGAAGCGCCAAGCGAAATCTTTGGGTCCCTCCTAACCTACAAACGTTTCCCAGAGGGGTCTAATTAGTGTGCTATAATATTTGAAAAATAAAAAAATCCGCCATGAAAATTCTCCCCACAAAGTTCGCAAGGTATTCAGTGTCAGATACTGGAATAGTTTTTAGGGATGGGAAGGTATTGAAAAGTCATGATAGGGGTATCCTCACTGAGAACGGTACGAGGTATCAGGCAGTGAATATAAGCATCTATGATGACGACGGAAAGTTTGTGAAACAGATCAAGTATTATGTGCATCGCTTGGTTGCCGAGGCATTCATTGACAATCCAGAGGGACTGCCAGAGGTAGACCATAAGGATGAGAATAAGGAGAACAATGATGTAAGTAATCTAAGGTGGTACACAAGGAAAGAAAACGCAGAGAGGAATGGAAAACCCGAAGGGACTATTATCGAGAAGAAGGGAAAGGGAAGCAGAAACCCTGTAAGGTATCAGAAGGTCAATGGAGAGTGGGTGTTATTGAAGAGCACTGCACCAGTATGGAACAAGGGAATGAAATATGGAGAACCCGATGGAACGATTCGGAAACAAACAAATGGACATTATAAGATTAAGAGGGATGGTGAGTGGTGTCACTTACGAAAGAAAGATTATGGTAAGTATGGAATCACTCCATAAATACGTTTTGGAAATGGTTTTTTCAAAACCTTAAAACCTAAAAAATTTTCCCAGCAAAAAAATGCCCCAAAAAGTTGACTATAGTGACTACGATAAGATCCTTGCAAACTTCGACGAGTTCTGTGATGATTTTGAAAGTCGTGCGTCCAATGCATTCATGAGAGGAGATCAAAATGACGGAAGAGTTACTGGAGAGATTGAACGAGTTGGAGAGGACACTCCTGTGGCAGTCCGAGAGGTTGACGAGCCTGGACCAACGGATCTCCCAATTAGAGCGCCCCACCTTGATGTATCATCGTCCTGACTCTGAGGATTATGAAACGATCTCTCAGACCTTGGACTACTTACATAACAATGTGGAGGGAATCAAGGGAGATCTAGTCAAGATTGCAAAATCTATGAAATTCTAAGATGCCAAATCTAGTAGGACCAGAGACAGTAGATACTGCGAGTACAGATGGAAACTGTTTATATCCTCCACTTGCCCTAGGAGGGACGCCATACCCCACGAAAGTAGTCGTTGGGGGTAATCCTTTATTGATCTATGACAACACGTCTGTACCTGCCCCTGTGCAGGGTCAGAAGATCAACCCATCACCAATACCCTGCCAACCAGCGCAGAGGGTTATACGACCAACTGTAAACAACACTGTTTTTATCAATGGCAGGTTACCAGCGGTGACTGGGGATGAAGCACAGATGGTGATTGGAAGTACACCGAGGCCCTTGACAGGACCGTTCCAACATCCTACAATAGTAATTGGTTCAAACCTTTCAAACTGAGAAACAAACATGGCAAAAGCAAAAGTCGGATCAGCAGGACAGCAGATGATCGAATCACGTCCTAAGAAGAGTCGTCAGGGATCTGGACAGCACACGAAGCTTTCTGCAACATCACGTAATGGTGCGAAGAAGCGTTATCGTGGTCAAGGTCGCGGTTGAGTTAAATAGATATGTTGAACGAAAATCACGGACGGAGACCGAAAATGGGCAACAGCAGAGTCGATAAATCAGAAGATTTTAGAAAATCTGGTATGACCCTTATCACCGAGGTAGAAAGTGACAGATACCTGCGCCGAGCGGGCAAGCGAAAAGATATGCAAGAAGGCGAGTTATTTGACAACCAAGAGGAATGGGCAGACGGATTTTGCGGGAAGTGAATAAATACAAATAGCTTCGTATCTTTCTGTAATGCAGACCTTCAAGACGTTTAAAGATTTAAGCGTCACATTTAAGAGACATCCTATGACCGATGATTTATTGTCGGTCAAGGATAAGGCTGCTATTAAACAATCAATCATGAATCTTTTGCTAACGCAAAAACGTGAGAGGTTATTCAATCCAGAGTTAGGTAGTGCGATTACAGAGATGTTATTTGAACCACTTGACTATGCTAGTGCTGCAATCATTCAAACAGAGGTTAGTAACGTATTAACTGAGTATGAACCTAGGATTGATGTTGTAGATGTTATTTGTACACCTGATGTTCGTCAGGATGGATTTAATGTAGAGGTTCACTTTGAGATTATTGGCAGAGACGATGCGCCGCAGCAGATCAACTTTGTATTAGAGAGAACCCGATAAATGCCATACGCACAAATATCAAATCTCGATTTTAAGGATATCAAGACGGTTCTCAAGGAATACATGAGATCGCAGTCAGATTTTACTGACTATGATTTTGAAGGTTCTGTCCTTAGTAATCTATTAGACGTATTAGCGTATAACACGTACTACACGGCGTTTAACACTAATATGGCAGTCAATGAGTTATTCATTGATTCAGCAACGTTGAGAGACAACGTAGTATCCATTGCGAGGCAATTAGGGTATAGACCTAGGTCATATACTTCTGCAACTGCTTATGTCTCGTTTAGTATTCAATATTCACAAGCAACATCTGATACCGAACTGATTCTTAAGGAAGGTACAGGATTTGTTGCTTCATTTAATAACAAGATTTATCAATTTGTAACACCAAACAACGTTTCTGCTCAAGTTGTTAATAATCTTGCAACATTTAACAATGTATTAGTAAGAGAAGGAACATTACTTACCAATACATTTGTAGTTAACAGTTCAAATAAGACACAAAGGTTCGTATTAGATAACCGAAACATCGATGCATCATCTATTAAGGTTGAAGTATCTGCAGATGGATCTAGTATTAGTGAACCTTATCTGTTGTCTGATAACATTTTAGATATTAATGCTGAGTCGAAAGTATTCTTCCTCAATGAGATTGACGACCAGAGATATGAGATTATCTTTGGTGATGGTGTCATTGGTAAGAAATTAGAAGATCAGTCAAGTGTCGTTGTAAAGTACATCACAACGAATGGACCAGAGGCGAATGGGATTAGAACGTTTGTCTTCTCAGGCGTCTTAGAGAACGACCTAGGCATCTCTCCTGCAGCATTTGATAGCAGTGTGCTATCTGCAGTCACTGCTGTTGGTGGTGAAGAAGCAGAATCGATTCAAGAAGTTAAGTTTGCTGCACCTAAGACATTTGGTACACAGAACAGAGCAGTCATTGCATCTGATTATGCTGCTATTGTTCGTAACATCTATCCTGCAGTTGGTGATATCATTGTATTTGGTGGTGAAGAGCAAGTTCCACCAGAATATGGTAAGGTATTCATTTCTGTCAAACCAAGAGATTCTGCATACTTAACATCATTAACAAAACAGAGTATTGTTTCTGAATTAAAGAAGTATAGTGTTGCATCAGTAGAACCTGTTCTTATTGATCCATCTATTCTGTATGTTGAATTGAGTAGTAAGATTTTTTATGATGGCAGTAAGACAGATAAGTCCGCTGCACAGATTTCAGCAAAGGCAATTTCTACGTTCCAATCTTATATTGAGAAGAGTGAGACAGAGAAGTTCAATGGTAAGTTCAGACATAGTAAAGCAGTCAGTGTAATTGATGATTCATCTAAGGCAATTACATCAAACTTGACTTCTGTGACGATGAGAAAGGATTTCTATCCACAGTTGAATTCTACTACGTATTACGAGATTTGTTTCCAGAATGAATTCGATAAGGATTGCGACAATCCTGTATTATCGAGTACCGCATTTAGAGTTACCGAATACCCTAATTTTGATGTCTATTTGGAAGATAATGATGGCAAAATTGTCCTATATAGACTAGATGCTTTAACTGGTGAAAAAGTTGTCCTTGACAAGGAAGTTGGCATGATTGATTATGTAAAAGGTGAGACCATTATGCATAATCTGACTATTATTAAGGGATCATTCTTTGACAATCGTATTTCAGTTAGAGTAAAACCAGCATCAAACGACATTAAAGCATCTCGCGAGGTGTATCTTGATGTTGATGTAGCAAATTCATCCTTTATTGCATACAAAGAGTAACTTAG